GATAGAATTGGATGAGACCTGGCATCTATCGGCATATTGGACTGCGGCATTAACACGTAGGGAGGGTTATATTAAATCGAATCACACGTATCACCGGGATGATGCCCAGATGAAGAAGATATATAAAGCGAAATCAGCCGCCTTTAAAAATTCTGGTATGCTAGTGCTTTCGGACGATAAATGGAATCCGGGGGATATTTGGGCAATAGATAGATCAGCCGTTCTTGATAAGGTCCTTGACGATACTACCATTACGAATTTAAATACTAAATTGAAAGAAGAGTTTGATAAACGAAAAATCGTTGGCATCTCACTCAAGAAAGTGGTGGATGAAAAGCGGATACGCTCCTCGGTGTTAAACGACGGTAAAAGGCCGCTTGATAAACATAAGTTGACGTCTGCATCTTTAATGGCAGATAACATCAGCACCGCTACTTTTTTTCGGTCAAAAGGTGCTACCCTGCTCGTTGACCAAAATATTAAGATCGGCTTCAGAACTCCGAGCTACCTGGGGCCATTAAACGCAGAAATTGAGCTTGCCACTGCTCGCGGCGGGCGGGCTGGATTCACGCAAATCATCGATGCCGCAAATCGTTATATGCGATATTCTATCCCGGACAATAATGCTTTGAAACAGGAAGCTAAAAAGATTATGGACGGTGATGAAGATACCATTAAGGCGTTCTCTAAAATGGCGACCTTCTGTGCTAACGTAACTGATATCGATTTTCGAACTGAATTAAAAGCCCAGGATATAGATCGAATTCATAGCAAGCTGGGGTCTACCTATGTAGTTTACGGCCTTAAGAAGGCAAATAAAAATAAGGCGGATGAGTTTGTGTCATATATTATGAATTACGCAGGATCCAAATTAGAAGAATCATCCGTATACGTAAAAGTTTATCAATAGGAGAAATTAATGTCTCAGTATAGTATACAGAATACAGATGGAACCGATTATGCAAGACTTTAATGCGTTTTTAACAGAACAAAAAAATACCCATATGCGGCATATTGAAGATTCTGTCATCTACGGTGGGGTTAAGGGTACCCGGCAAGCCATCTTTGCCCTTAGAGATTTAAGAGATATGCTAGCCGGGCACGATGGTAAGGTTTCGGTTAAATGGGATGGCGCGCCCGCGATATTTGCGGGGACAGATCCTCGCGATGGAAAATTCTTCGTTGCGAAGAAGGGGATTTTTAATAAAGAACCCAAAGTATATAAGACCCCCGCAGACGTTGATGCTGATACCTCGGGAGATCTTTCTATAAAATTAAAACAGGCACTTCAATACCTACCAGAATTAGGTATTAAAGGCATTATACAGGGGGACTTTTTATTCGGTCCCGGCGATATTTCCAATGAGCTTATCCATGGGCAGAAATATATTACTTTCCATCCTAATACTATCATTTATGCTATTCCTAGTAGTTCGGCTACCGCAAAAACGATACGAAGATCCAAAATCGGGATCGTATGGCATACTACCTATGCCTTCTCCGGTGGAAGTAACGATTTTGCCTCCCTACGAGCCAGTTACGGAGTAAACGTATCTAAGTTCAAGAAGTCAGCCAACGTCTGGTCTCAGGATGCAATGCTAAGGGATCTGACTAAATACTCCATGTCGAAAAGAGATACTCAGGAGGTAAATAATTACCTCACACAAGCGGGTAAGATATTCAATCAGATTGCCGGCACTACTCTTCGGGAATTGGAGAATAATCAACAGCTTGCTCAACACATTGAGACTTTTAATAACTCGTTTGTTCGTGAAGGTCAAGTTATCACTAATACTACTGCTCACGTTAATAAGCTTATTAAGTGGATCAAAGCTCGTTATCAAAAAGAAATAGATAAGCGTAAGACTGAAAAGGGCAAATCCGTTCAGATCCAGAAACTCAATGATCTATTGAAATTTTTCTCTGAATCTAATAAAAAATCGCTAAAAAGCATATTCGATTTACAGAAAGTAATCGTTTTAGCGAAATTAAAACTTATAAATACTTTGAATAAATTGAATAACGTGGATACCTTCGTTAAGACTAAGGATGGCTATAAAGTTACTGGACATGAGGGCTTTGTAGCAATCGATAAATTAGGTGGTGATGCTGTTAAGATTGTTGATAGATTAGAATTCTCATACAACAACTTCAGCAAAGATGTACTAAAAGGATGGGATAAACCGGGAAGAAAATAAATGGATAAATCTTTTAAAAATTTTCTAGAGAATTACGACGAGTGCATGGACGAGGCATTAAACCTTGGCCAGCGTCGGCGAAAAGCTATTCAGATGCGGAAGATGAAGGGTAAAATCGCTATCGGGCAACGTCGAGCCAAAATGAGGGTAGCCGATTCATCACGTCTTCAAAAGCGAGCAAGAAAACATGCTCGTACCTTCTTACTTAAAAAACTGACTAAGGGTAAGGGTAAAAAGGATCTCGATTACGCTCGGAGAGAGGCAATTGAGAAAAGACTAGATAAGATGAAGGGTAAGGTTGATCAGTTAGCCAAAAAGCTGCTACCCAAACTCCGTAGAGCTGAAATGACTAAAAGACAGAAAAGATGATCAATTCATTTAAAAATTTCCTGGTCGAGGAAGAAAAGACCGTTTACTTCACGTTTGGGAGAATGAATCCCCCTACGATCGGACACGGTAAGCTGATGGATACATTATCCTCTAAGTCGGGTAATAACCCATATAGGATCTTTTTATCCCAGTCTAGTGATCCTAAGAAAAATCCTTTGACCTATGTAGATAAGGTCAAATTCGTTAGAAAAATGTTCCCAAAACACGCTCGATCCGTTATTTTGAATCGTAAAGTAAAGAACGTATTTGATATTGCGGTAATCCTCTACAATGAAGGCTATAAGAACGTAGTCATGGTCGTGGGTTCAGATCGTGTAACTGAATTTAAAACCCTCCTTCAAAAATATAATGGTAAAGACGCTCGTCATGGCCATTATAACTTCAAAAAAATTATGGTAATATCTGCAGGCGATCGTGACCCAGATGCCGAGGGCGTTTCAGGTATGTCAGCTTCTAAAATGCGCAACTTTGCGGCAGATAATGATTTTACCCAATTTGCCCAGGGGCTTCCTAAAAGAGTGTCTAATGCTGATGCCAAGACCTTATTTAATACTGTCCGGAAGGGGCTGGGACTCAAAGAAGAAACTAGTTTTAAGAAGCATGTTCAGTTATTCCCTGTATCAGAAACCCGCGAGGAATATGTATTGGGGAATATGTTTAATGTTGGCGACCAGGTCGTTATAAAAGAGTCTAGTGAGATCGTTGTTATTGCAAGCCGAGGTCCGAACTTCCTAGTATTGGAAACGACTGATGGTAAGAAATTGCGTAAGTGGTTAAATGATGTAGAATTACTAAACGGAGATAAAGATGACTGATGTAAAATCGGCCGATAAAAAAGCCCAGCTCTACACCGATCCCACAGGGAAAAGACGGATTCGCATGGTTCCCAGCGATTCGAAGGTTGTAGATCCAGCTAAAAAATCCAAACCCGCGGTGTCAGAATGCAACGAATCAGTAGATGTTAACCGAGTTAAGCAGCTCGGCGCTATCGGTCTGGTCAATAAAAAAGACGTCCAACGGCTTATGATTATCATGAAAAAGTTAGACTCTGATAAAGAACTTAATATTCGGGAGAAGAACTTGGTCGTTAAGATGTTCCAACAACTCATTTCGGTAGTCACCGGTGACGTGTCAGTCTTTGCTAAAACTAAAAAAGCCGTCACTGGCTCGAAAGAGGAATCATAATATGACTTCGGAAGCACAGACCCGACTAGATCGGATTGAAGAGAAGATTGATCGTCTTTCAGAAGCATTGGTGGCTATTGCTAGAACTGAAGAAAAACTGGTCAGCATTGAACAAAAATATAGTTCTCAATATGATCGTATGAACCGACTTTCGGAAAAGATCGATCAACTTGAGCAGACGGTAATTTTAAATTCTGAGACCGTATCGAATATCACAAAAATAAGTTGGGTAGTGGTTGTCGCTATTGTCGGTGCAATTATAACCCAGTTCTACAATTTTTAGGAGTAAAAAATGGACAGAGAAGAAATAGAAAAGATGCGGATCGCCTACCAAGAAGTTCAGGAAGGCAAAAAGAAAAAACTAGATCCCGTCGATAAAGATGAACTTAAAGGTGATCATGAGGATCGCGACGATAAAGATATCGATAATGATGGTGACACCGATGATGCGGATGAATATCTGCACAATCGCCGTAAGTCCATTAAGAAAGCTATAAAAAAAGAAGAAGTAGAGCTTGATGAAAAGATGTCTGAAGCCCAAAAGGAAAAGCGTGAAGAGATTGTAAAATCCCTAAAAGATAAAGAAGCCGAGTTCAAAGAAAAATACGGAGAGCGGTGGAAAGAAGTTATGTATGCTACCGCTACAAAAATGGCAATGAAGGAAGAGGTTATGGAAGAATCTAATCAGAACCCAAATGCAGCGGATGCGGAAAAAATGGACGATCGTCTTACTGCATGTGATAAGAAATTCGCTGATGTCCATGGCGGAATTGATCCAAAAGTTCCGGCAGTAGATGGCTACAAGGCTGCAGAGGATACTGCAGACAATATCAAGAAGTCCAAGCCAAGCAAAGTGGCAGAAGCGAAAACGTTCCCTGAATTGATGAGAGCATTGATGGAGAAATAATATGATTGTGAGACCTAGTTGGGCCGCAGGAGCTGTTCCAACCGCTCGAGGTTGGATGAAGGGTAATGAACTACTTAAGGCAATTAAGTTTACCCAAGCTCAGATTGATGAGTGGCATGCTGCACAAAATCCAGTTAAGCCTGTAGAAGCTCTGACCAAGAAAGAGCTAGATGAATACGCGCTTACAAAGGGGGTTGTTCTGGATCGCCGTCAAGGCA